TTTCAGTGAGATGCCGTAACAGGGCGCGGCCCGGATTTCACCGTGGTGAGTTGCACGACGGTTTGATGTGATGTGTCGTTGCCCTTGGCACGCTGTGCGGCGTGTCTACGGGGTCGTGCTGTGAGGCGCGCCCCAAGATCTCTGGCAAAGAAAGGGCAACGACATGGATGTGTATATCGGACTGGACGTCTCGCTCGCAAGCACTGCGATCTGCGTGGTGTCTGCGCAGGGCAAGATCGTCAAGGAAACGACCGCTGCCAGCGAACCGGAGGACCTCGTTGCGGTGTTGAAGGCGATGCCGGGTGACGTTGTCGCGGTGGGCCTGGAAGCAGGCCCCCTCTCGCAATGGCTGTACAGATTTCTGACCGATGCTGGCTTTGCCACTGTCTTGATGGAGACACGGCAAGTGAAGGGTGCGCTCAAGGCGATGCCGATCAAGACTGACCGCCGGGATGCCGAAGGGATCGCCCGGCTCCTGCAGATGGGTTGGTTCAGATCCGTCCACTGCAAGTCGATGTCGGCGCAGGAAATGCGCGCACTGCTGTCTGCGCGCAAGGCTGTCCAGCAGGCCGCCATCAGTCTCGAGCTGTCGATCCGCGGCGTGCTGCGCAATTTCGGACTGAAGATGGGTCGCGTTGCCAAGGGGCGTTTTGAGGCACGGGTGCAGGAGCTGGCCGAGGGCAATCCCATGCTGGAGGCGGCCGCAAACCCGATCCTTGCCGCACGACGGGCGCTGCGACAGGAACTGGCCGGCCTGGAGAAAGCTTTGCGCGATCACGCCAGGGAGGACCCGGTCTGCCGCAAGCTCATGACAATGCCTGGGGTCGGAGCCCTCGTGGCCCTGACCGTCAAGGCTGCCATCGATGACCCGGAGCGGTTTCAATCCTCCAAGGACATCGGCCCTTGGGTTGGGTTGACCCCAAGACGCGAGCAGTCGGGTGAGCGCGACATCGTTGGTCAGATCTCTCGGGCCGGCGATGTCGGGCTGCGCACGGCGCTGTACCAGGCGGCGACGGTGATGCTGCACCGCGGCCGCAAAAACTGGCTGACCGCATGGGCGCTGAACGTTGCCAAGCGGCGGGGAAAGAAACGCGCCACCGTGGCACTCGCCCGGCGGATCGGGGTTGTTCTGCACCGTATGTGGAAGGACGACACCGACTTCCGCTTCACCCGCGAAGACGCTGCGGCAGTCGCGGCAGCATAGGCCCCACTTGCAGAGGCACCCTCGTAGATAAACCCGAATAGATGAACCCGAAAACGAAGGAGACTTGGCCGCGCCCGATTGGCGCTGGCTTTCCGAGGTCCCTACCCGGGACGCGGTCCCCGATGATGCCGGTACACGACTAGCTTCCAGACACCCAGTCTGAGTACGCCAGTGAGATAGGCACGCGGGAACCGCTCTTGGACTTGGCATAATGTGGCGGCCAAAGCGCCGACCACGGACGGAAGCATCACCCCGGTGCGGGACACCAATCGGTCGCCAAAGCAATCGGCAACGCCTTCATTCAAAAAGACATCAACGATGCAAACCTCGCTGGCCAATCAAACTGGTTGGCCACTGGTTTCGCTTTGAAATTTTCTCTTGACCACAACCGCCCTGTTACAGAAGTCGTGTACCGTGAGAAACAAGGAAATAAGAAAAGAGGACAGCCTGTGGATAAGTCCATTTTTTAGCAACTCTGAAGGCAATTTCTGCATGGTCAGCTGGTACAACACCGAGCGGCTACATGGCGCCATTGGCCATCGGCCGCCGCAAGAAATGGAGGATGAATTCTATGCAGAGCTCAGGGCGATTCAGAGAAAGACCGGCCTGGAGCCACTCATCAATAATCTGAGGGCGTGGTTTCGATTGTTCTGGATGATTTCGATGGCTTTTGTCGGTGAGGTGTTTATGCGTTTCAGCAATGTTCTTGCGGCACTGATCAACGTGAAGACATTTCTCGGGGCGTGGTCTTTGCGGTTTGTGTAGCCATCTTCACCAAGGCAGACATCCTTGTCGCGGTGCATGATCTCGATGTGCCAATGCGCGCGGTTGAGGCGCAGAAGGGTCGCGGGACGCGGCGCATCGAGGCTGGTGATCAGATAGGTGGTCTCGACCTCGGTTTTCATGATGCGTCCGGCCCTGACATGATCACGCTTGCGGGTGACGCAGGCAATGGTTCGCAGCGACGGCCACGCGGCGCGCATGGATTTGGACAGCGCCTGCGCGGGCAAGAGCGCGATGGAGCGCTGATCGATACGACCATGCCCGGGATCGGGTGGGGCATGCCATGGTTCAGGGAAAAAAAGCGGGGTCTCGAAATGCCGTTTCAATCTCTTCCAGAAGGTCTTTTTGGTTTCGCTTGACCGGTAAAAGATAATCTCCGCCCTTGTCTGTAATCTTCGAAGTGATTGTTTTCTGACAGAATATTGCATCTCCGGTCACCACCTTCCCAGATAGGTCGAGCTTGTCGAGAAGGCGCAGTGCATCTGGGATTTCCAGCCCCTTGCCTCGCGATGATACATGCCCAACCGATTGCTCCAGAAGGCCACAAAAGGCCGAAAGAACATGCTCTGCGCGACCCTCGGCATCCTTGCTACCGCGCAAAGTCTTGCCATCTATCGCGACCTGGTGCGGGTCCGTATCTGCTCCAGAGCCGCCTGTTGGCGGGGCGATGACTGTGCTGAAGAGCGCCGCCATTGCGTCGGGATCGAGCATACGCAGCGTTTCCGTCAACGTCGCATGGCAGGGCGACCTGCGCTCAGGGCGAAAGCCAAGACGGGCGAGTTGCCGACGCGTAAGGCTTCGTCCCAGCCGAAACGCCGCCGCCATCCCCTGCCGACCGCTGAGCATCGACAAGAGTATCAGGCCCAGCAGTGCCTCAAGCGGATGTTGCCGTCCTTTCCGACCCCGCGGATCAGGAACCTTGCGCAATAATGTTCGAACCGAAACCATGCCTGTCACCTCCGATCTGGCTGCCAACTTGATTGAGTCAGCCAAATCACCACAGTGCAACAGTTTTTCAGCGTGGGTTAAATCGCCTTGGCCGGGTGAGCCGCGCCTCGGCGTAGGAAGCACAGCCGGCGTCACCACCGCCCATCGTTGCGGCGCAGCCGCTCAGCAGGATTGCCGGCGCCGCGGCCGTCACGAACCGCGTCGCGTCCGCGCTCGACACGCTTGTTCTTGTCTTCCATGGCATCGCGTTCTGCCTCCCGTTTGCCCGCGCGCTTTGCTGCTGCGCGCCCCCAGACCCGGCCGAGGACGACACCTCCGACCGCGCCCAGAGCCGCGACTAACCAGATCAGGAACTCAGCCATCGCCCCGTTCCCCGCGCGTGGCGGCCACGCAGAGGGCGACGACGAAGACGCCCACGCTGCCGCCCACGATCATCCCTGCAAGACACTCAAGCATCGCCACGGAACCCGCGCTCGATCCGGTCGCGCAGACCGATCAGGCCCAGACCGAGGAACATCAGCCCCGCGGGCGAGGCATCGCCCGAGCCAGCGAGCAGAGCGACAAGGCGGGACAGCTCACTCAGCGGTCCGGTAGCGGGCAGCGCGAGGGCGGCAATGCCTGTGAGCATGGCGAGCAGTCCCGCCCACCAGGTCATGGAGTTGGGTCGAACGTAGCGCATGGGGATCAGGCCCTCCGGATTAGGGTGGAGAAGAAGGTGGCCAGCCGGGCGAGCCAGCCGGTCGGCGTCTCGGGGGTTGCGGGGACTGAGGGTCTGACAGGCTGCAGCAGAGCCAGAGCCTGGTCTTCGGTCAGCCGCCGGACCGGCCGCGAGAAATCCACGCGGCCCGTGCGGTCCACGGACCAGACCGGGATGGCCCCGCCGGGATAGCGGCCATGGCGGAACAGGTCGCGCTCCGCCTCGCGCCGTGGGATGATCTCCGCCGGCCGCCGCCAGTTCAGGAAGGCCTGCGCGGCAGCCTCGCGGTCGCCGGCGTTCAGGTGGCGGGTCAGCGCAGCCCGCGCGATGCCGCCGGTGTTGTAGTGGAAGCTGACCAGCGCATCGAACTCGTGCGGCGCCAGTGGTACCGTCACCGCGGCCCTGACCTCGGCCTCGTATGTCGCGAGGTCCGTGCGGAAGACCCGGAAAGCCTCGCCGATGCCCTCATCGAGATCGGCGGGCATGCCGCGGGGCATCTCGCCGGGATCGGGCGGTCCGGCCGCGGCCGTATGGCCGATGCCGAAGGTCCAGGTGCAGGTGGAATCGCGGTAGGGCGCGGGCACGATACCTTCGTGCCTGGCCAGGGCCAGCAGGCCACGATGTGACATTTTCTTGGCGGTCATCTCCATGGGATTACTCCAAAAACGAGAGGATCAGGATCAGCACCGCAGCGGCGATGCCGACGCGCAGCCGGTGCGCAAAGCGCACCCGAGGGTCCTCGCACCCGCTCCGCAGCGCGCGGGCGAGGCGGAAAAGCTCAGTCATCCTTGCGCCCCTTCGCGGCGCGCAGCCGGGCGTGGACGACTTCGATGAAGGCCGGGCCGAAAACGCCGACGAGATAGGCGGCCGAGCCGGCGGGCCCGCCCGCAGGGATCGCGTCGGGGCGCAGCCCCAGCCACGCCGCGATGACGGCCATCGACAGGCTCCCCATGCCGGCCGCGATCAGCCCGCCGAGCAGGATGTGGCGCAACGCATCGCGCAGGCGCATCTTCGTGGTCAGCGCGTTCGTGGCGCCGCCGAGCGCGCCCCAGGCGGCGAGGATCACGGCGGTAGATGCTGCAAGTTCCCTGAGAACTGCTGCGATGAAGCCGGATCCGTCATTCATGGTGGATGCCCCGAGGTCTTGACGTTTGCATGGGGTCGCGCAGCACGGCTGCGACGGTGAGCGGGGACCGTGGCGCCGTCCTTCGGACCGCCGCGTAAGCCCCGCGAACGCCGGAATCGTTCATCGCCGGATCTCCAGGAAGCGGAATTGAGGTAATCGAGCCGAGCCGCTCGAGGTCGAGGGTCACGTCGAGCGCGTCGGTGTCAAAACGGACAGGCACGTCGAAGGCGAAGCCTGCGGTGATCGCGACGCCCGCCGCCGGCGCGGTGGCGAAGGTGACGACGCCGCTGGTCGTGTCGATCGTCCAGCCCGACATCTGCTCGACGCCGCCGAGCGCGACGCGCAGGCTGCCTGCCACAGGCTTGGCGATGGCGCGGATCCAGCTTTGCGCGCCGGAGCTGTAGCGTTTCAGGAGTGCAAACTCGGTGAGGCCGCCATTGCCCGTGCCGATCTCCTGGTCGGTGGGCGCGATCGCCTTGGACGGCGGGGCCGACTTGTAATCGCCCCAGTCCTTGAAGCGGAAGCCATGGAGCCGGCCGTTTCGCGCCTCGAAGAAGGCGACCACGGCCGCCAGATCGTCCGCGCGCCGTATGCCGTAGGCCACGTCGTAGCGGCGGCGGGAATTGGCCCAGCTGGCGTTGCGCTCCTCCTCGCCCGAGGCGAGTTCGACGATCTGCGTGCGCCGCTCCGGCCCGCCGCGCGCGCCGCGGCTGATGTCGTCCGGGAAACGCACCTCATGGAACGCCATTGCTCACATTCCCCTTCGACCCATGGCCACGGCGCGCGAGATGTCGGCGGCGACCTGTGTGCGGGACTGTCGGAAGCTCTCGGCGTCGCGGGTCTGGATGGTGACATTGACGGTCGGGGCGGGCTCGCGGTCGCGGCCCTGGGCGTCTTCGGCGCGCACCTCCCGGCGCGAGAGCACCCGCTCGCCGCGTTGCAGGATCGCCGGTACCTCATCATGGCGAAGCCCGAGCGTGCCGCCAGAATGCATGCGTGGCGCGTCCGCGAAGGCCGCAGCCGGAACCGTGCGTCCGGGTCCCGGTGCACCGACCACACCGCCGGCATGGAGGACATTGGCGAAAAGCCCGCCGGCGCCCCCGAGCGCACCGCCGAGCGCATTGGCGATCGGCCCGAGAATGAACCGGCGCGCCGCGAGCTTGGCGAGATCGCCGAGCAGCGAGGTGACCAGGTCCCGGAAATCCAGCTTGCCGGTCTTCACGAAATTCCCCACCGCGGTCTCGGCGGACCGGAAGGCTCCGACCAGCGCCTTGCCGATATCTCCGCCGATGCTGCGGGCCTTGGCGGCATAGTCCGACAGGGCGGATGTGACCGCCTGCCAGCCGGTGACCGCGGCCTCGGTGTCGGGCGCGGCGGCCGCTGCCGCGGCTCCGGCAGCGGTGCCGGCCTTGCCTGCCGCCTGTCCGGCATCGCCGAGCGCGGTCTCAAACCGCTCGGCGGCGTCGCTGGCCTCGGACAGCGCATCCGCCCCGTCCGTGTCGCTGCCCCGCACCGCGTCGCGCAGCGCCTGCCAGCTGTCCAGCGGCGCGCGGGCGCTCTCGGCCAGATCGCGCGCCACGCCGCGATAGGTGTTGGCGA